CCTAAGGGAAGGAGAAAAGAGCCTAAAGGAAAGCGAGGTAAAGAGCGTATGAAGGTGAGTAAAGAAAGATAAGATAACTCCGATTAAAGAAAATAGAAGCTTGTTGAAAGCTTCTCAGTGACACCAGGTGTCTTATTCAAAGACGCCTGGGAAATGAATGTGGAATTGCTCGGGAAGAGCAGCAGCAAACAAATCTGGTTTCATGTGCTTGTGGGCCATTTGTGCTACGTTTAAAGCCTCCCACTCCTCAGGATCGGACCTCTCTAGCAAAGACAAGTAGTTGACCCACTTCTCTTGAGCAGTTGGATCACGTGTGAGCAAAATGGCAGTCCGATACCACAGCTCCCGGGCCGAATACGTTGGTCTGGGCCCACCAAGTTCGTATCCACTGAACCCGCCACGCATGCCATTCAAGTTCTTGAAGATCCATGGCGAATCCGGAAAAGGCAATGCGTCAGCCATTCGGTCCATTGCGGCATCGTCGCCGTTGACTGCAAGAGTGTCCTCCGGTTGGACTTGAAGCACGATAGAAGACACGACAGCACGTCGAATGGTGTTCATGGTCCAAGTGTACCTGTCACCGGAAGGCTGAGCAGTTTGAAGCGGACCGTGTTGACTTCTTGTGGAAAGCCTGCGAGTGACATAGTCGTCAACATATTTGGAGGGGAACCCAACCGAACGGAAAACGTTCTCATCGAAGTTCAATACTCCAGCGTCACAACCGACATCCCAACGAGTGACGTCAGACGTGTACACCCCGTTGTCAACGCGCCAGCGAGCTTGGTAAGCCTTCTCAAAGTCATCAGGGTTCATGCGTCTGTAGAATAGAAACATGTCCGGAAACGCAGCGAACAGCTCTTCCTCGAGAAATAATGCGTATGCAGCATCCTCGAGGGTCTGAGAAATGTCGTACTCGTAAATGAGCTGTCCTGGAATGGCGAGGTTGTGCTTACGCTTTTCGTCTTTCTTGATGACCTGCGCCTTAAGCGAATTGGAAACATCACAACCTGACTTGTCGGGGTCATGCGCATCGAGCTTCGTCTCAATGGCCTGTTTGCTGCGTCCGGACTCATACTCA